TTTACATTTGACAATTCGACATTTAAGCAGCTTACAGCTTTGTCGGCAGATTTTACTGGTTGTTCGCATGTAACCATTTTCAAGAACCAAATCTTTCTTGCCAACGGTAACAACTTACTGTTCTCTGCACCGTATCAAGATGAAGACTTTTCTGTAGCAAACGGCGGCGGGATTATTAATGTAGGTGATTTGATTACAGATATCATCGTATTCCGTGATCAACTTATCGTCTTCACACAGACTAAAATCAAACGACTGGCTGGGAATAGTGTATCAGACTTCCAGCTTATTACTGTATCAGAAGACTTGGGTGCAGTTGAGTTTGATACGGCACAAGAGATTGGCGGCGACGTAATGTTTCTTGGGCCAGATGGTCTGAGACTTCTTAGTGCAACAGATCGTATTGGTGACTTTGGTCTGGCTGTTGTATCCAAAAAGATACAGTCTGAAGCTACGAACTTTATCAGTAACTCTAACTCGTATGCTAGCCTAGTCATCAGAGAAAAAAGTCAGTATAGAATATTTGGATTTAACTCTGGATTTACTGACGATGCTGCACTAGGTTTGCTGGGAACACAGTTTGCAGAACAGGGCGGTCAGGATATGGCATGGTCTGAACTGCGCGGCATTAACGCATATGTAGCATACAGCACATATGAAGATGCCAGAGAATACGCATTCTTTGCAAATGACGATGGGTATGTATACGAACTTGAAAACGGCAACTCTTTTGACGGTTCCAATATTGTAGCAAGTTTCTCTACTCCTTACCTTTCGTTCCAAGACCCACGTGTGCGTAAGACTTTTTACAAGATGTTTCTCTACACTGATCCAAAGGGAAGTGTCTCGTTTGATGTGTCTTTGAAGTTAGACTTTGACAGACAAAATACTGGGCTTATTCAACCCGCACCAATTACACTGTCTAACTCTGTAGATGACATCTTCTTGTTTGACGATCCAAGTTCTTTGTATGGTACTGCGACATTTAGTAGTGGTGACTTAGAAACACAGTTTGAAACACAGCTAATTGGGTCAGGATTTACTGCAGCTATTCAGGTAGATTGCGACAACATAAACCCACCATTCACATTGGATGCTGTAACACTTGAATATGCTATGAACGGAAGAAGGTAAAACAATGGCAGGATATACTAGACAAGCATCCGGCAATATCCAGACTGGTAGTGTCATTCGGGCTACCGACTTTAATGATGAATATAATCAGGTAGAGGCAGCATTTAACGCCTCTACTGGACACGTGCATGACGGCTCAACTGGAGAGGGTGCTAGAATCCTAGAGGTTGGACCTAACGGTGACATTATTACCAGTGCCACTGCTGTAGTACCTCTGACTACTGACACCATGAGTCTTGGTTCTCCCAGCGTACAGTTCAAAGATGTATACATTGCTGACGACAGGGCTGTGCAGTTTGGTGACACACAAGATGCCACAATCAAGTATGATGAAACTACCTCTGACACTCTTCTGTTCGGTGGTGCCAATGTACGTATCGGCAACACAAACAATAAGCTAGAGTTCCGTGACTCTGCATTGAGCGTGAGTTCATCTGCTGATGGTCAGCTTGATATTGATGCTGACACAGAAGTAGAGATTGTAGCACCGACTATTGACCTGCAAGCATCCACTGCCATTACTCTTGTATCAGACGCACTGACAATTGGTGATGGTGCAGGTAGCAACAATGTCGCTGTCGTATTTGATGGCACAACAAATGATGGTGTATTTACGTGGGTAGAAGCATCTGACTACTTCCAGTTCTCTGATGATGTTGTGATCAACGGCACAGAGAAGCTGTATTTCAATGACGCTGGCGGTGAGCATATTGCAGGTGACGCAGACAACCTGACACTCTCCGCTGGTACTGACATTAACCTGACCGCCACTGCAGACGTGAACATACCGTCTGGTGTCGGTCTTTCTTTTGCGTCAGATGATGCAGAAAAGATTGAAAGCGATGGCACAGACCTTACTGTTAATTCTGGTGGTGACATTAATCTTACTGCTACCAGCGATGTAAACATTCCTGCCAATGTAGGTGTTACATTCGGTGATGATGGCGAGAAGATTGAGGGTGACGGCACTGACCTTACAGTGTCTTCCAGCAACGACATCACTCTGAGTGCAAGCAACGACATTGCTGTCACTGCAACGAATGATATTACACTGACTGCACCTAACGATGTTGTGGTTACGAATGACCTTCGTCTGCGGTCTGACTCAGCTATACTTAGCTTTGGCGCAGATGACGATATCACAGTTACACATGCAGCAGACACTGGCCTTACTGTAACCAGCACCAATGCTCTGGCAACGGCTGGCCCATCTATTACACTTACTCGTGACTCCGTATCTCCTGCCGACGACGATCTTGCTGGCGAGATTGTATTTAAATCTGACAGTGATACCGGAACTGCACGTAATGTAGGTAAGATTACCACACAGGTACGTGACGTAACCAACGGTACCGAAGACAGTGACCTCGTACTTAGCAACATCGTAGCTGGCAGTGAGACTGCACAGATTACGCTGTCATCTGATGGCGTCACGATGGACAACGGCGTAAACATCGACAACATCAGAATTGACGGCACAGAGATTGATTTGTCATCTGGTGACTTGACATTGGATGTTGCAGGTGATATAATTCTAGATGCAGATGGCGGGGATGTAACACTACAAGACGGGGGTACAACCTACGCTAACTTCAACAATGCTACCGGCGAACTTGCCATTCAAAGTGGTAGCACCCCAACAACTGCTGTAACATTCTCTGGTGCCAATGCAGACTTTGCAGGTACGCTGGACGTAACAGGTGCTACAACGCTTGACAGCACACTTGATGTCAAAGGCAATGTTACAATTGGTGATGCGGATACAGACACACTGACTGTCACTGCTGATGTGGCATCTAACCTTATCCCATCTGGCGACGACACCTACGATCTTGGTGCAACTGGCTCAGAGTGGAAAGACATTTACATTGATGGTGTTGCCTACGTAGACAGCATTGCGATGCCGACTACGACTGTCACTGATATCCTTGATGAAGACACTATGTCGTCTGACAGCGACACTGCACTGGCAACCCAGCAGTCTATCAAGGCGTATGTTGATACTCAAGTAGCTGCGGGTGCAACATTCGGTTCTAGCATCACATTTGAAGGTGCTACAGCAGATGACTTTGAAACGACACTCGCTGTAACAGACCCGACAGCAGATAATACAATTACACTACCAGATGAAACAGGTAACGTAATCATCGACAGCAAGGCGCAAGAGTTTACCAAAACACAGAACTTCAACGCCACCACACTTACAGACGCAGCCACTATTGCGTGGGACGCATCTAGCAATCAGGTGACTAGCGTTGAACTTGGTGGTAACAGAACATTTGGCGCACCAACTAATCTGATTGATGGCGGTGTGTATGTTTTGATGGTTAAGCAAGATGTTACTGGCACTCGTACAGCAACTTGGAATGCAGTGTTTAAGTGGACTAACGGACTAACACCGACACTAAGCACGGGGGGCAGTGTCAAAGATATCTTTACATTCTTATCAGACGGTACCAACCTTTACGAAATTGGCCGTAGCTTGAACGCGAGTTAAATCATGGAAATGGCAAGTCTTATTGATACACTTCTTGGTCTTATCATTGCCGGTGGGGCATGGTGGGCAAATAATACAGCACGTGAACAGAAGCGTCTGGAAATCCTGCTGAATAAAACACGTGAAGAATATGCCACCAAGTTTGAGTTGCGTGATGATATGCGACAGGTAATGGAAGCATTACACCGTGTCGAAGACAAGCTAGATAAAGTATTGCAAGGAACTAAATAATGGCAATGTTCAAAGCATTTAAGCCTAGCGGCATGGAAAAGATAGCACGTTCTATGGGCTATCAAGGTAACATGCAAGGCTTTCAAGATTACCTGACCCAAGACCCAATGCGGCAGCAGCAGATGCAGCGATACCAGCAGCAAGCCATGATGATGGCCAGAGGCGGTGTAGTAAAGAAGTATCAAGAGGGCGGTGATGTAACAGAAGGTGCTGGAGGTATTGGTCAAGCTATGGTAGATAGGGCTACTGCCCCAGCAGTTCCTGAAGGTGGTGTAACTGCTGCTGCGACTACGCCATCTGAAGCAGGTCAATACATTGCACCCGGCACTGGTCAAGTAACAACTCCTCCCACCGCTGTGTCCACTGCACTTGCTGGCACCGTAGCTGCAGCAGCACCACAAGAAAAGTCTGCAGCTAAGATGGAAGCAGCACAGAGTGTACCTGCTGTAGATGCAGCACTACAGGCCACACAGGCTGCACAGGGTACTGTAGACCCACGTGCGCAGGTTATTGCGGCAGAACAAACAAAGTCCAGTGTAGGCAATCTTGAAGCAGCGCAGGGTACTGCGTATCTGATGGACAACCCTGTACAGCGTGAGATTCAGCAGGGTGAACTTATTGAGCCTACCTTCAATGCACAGAAGGCAGCTAAGTTCTCTGAAGAGATTCAGGCAGCACAGGCTACACCAACAAAGCAAGCTACCGTACAGGGTCAGCTAGAAGGACTGATGCAGCAGTTTGAGGGTGGTGAGACACCTGCGTGGGCTGCTGGTGCCATGCGTAATGCTATGGCAGGTATGCAATCACGTGGTCTGGGTGCTTCTAGTGTAGCAGGACAGGCTGCAATCCAAGCTGCTATGGAAAGCGCGTTGCCTATTGCACAGGCTGATGCAGCTACCGTAGCACAGTTTGAGGCACAGAACCTGTCGAACAGACAACAACGTGCCATGCTTGCTGCACAGCAACGTGCTAGTTTTATTGGGCAGGAGTTTGACCAAGCCTTCCAAGCACGGGTGATGAACGCCAGTAAAATTAGCGACGTTGCCAACATGAACTTTAATGCTGAACAGCAGGTTGCTCTTGAGAACTCACGTGCTGTGAACACAATGAACCTTGCTAATCTAAACAATCGACAAGCACTTGTAATGGCAGAAGCTGCAGCACTGTCTCAGCTTGACATGGCTAACTTGAACAACCGTCAGCAAGCAGCAGTTATGAATGCACAGTCGTTCCTACAAATGGATATGGCTAACCTGTCAAACCAGCAGCAGACACAGATGTTCAAGGCGCAGTCTCGTATTCAAAGTTTGTTCACAGATCAGGCTGCAGAGAATGCTGCACGTCAGTTTAATGCGTCAAGTGAGAATCAAGTAAGTCAGTTCTTTGCTAATCTTGCTACGCAGGTATCACAGTTTAATGCGTCACAGATGAATGCACAGGCACAGTTTAATGCTGGTCAAGTGAATACTGTAGAGCGTTTCAATGCTGAGTTGAATAATCAACGTGACCAGTTTAATGCACAGAACCAACTTGTGATTGCACAGAGCAATGCACAGTGGCGTCGTCAGATTGCTACCGCTGATACCGCTGCAGTCAACAGGGCAAATGAACTGAATGCCGCTGCTATACTTGATATCAGTAATACTGCCTACAACAACTTGTGGAATTACTTTGCAGACACAATGGAATGGGCATGGGAGTCTGCTGACAACGAACTGGATAGATTAAATAATCTAGCAGTAGCACAACTTGGTGCTGATGGAACTAAAGAAGCACAACGTATGGC